TTTTGCGATCTGGATGCTGGAGCGGGCGCATAGGGAGCGGATTGGGGAGTTGAAGGAGGAGCGCAAGCAGCTGCAGACGGCGCTGGACAGGAATACGGAGGCCTGGCAGAAGGCGACGGAGACGATGAGTTCGATCGCGACGGGGGTGGCGGTGTTGGTAAGTTCGATCGACTTTAACCGGCAGGAGCTGAGCGATATCCGGGTGTTGTTGGCACAGCGTCCGTGTGTGGGTGACGCGGTGGTGGAGACGGTGAGGGAACCGAGGGATGACGGGGCCAGGGCGAGACGCGGGGTGGATGGATCCGGCTGAGGCCGAATCGTTCGCCGGCGAGATGCGAGACAAGCTAGAGGGACACGAGGATCTGCCGTGGCGGGAGGACTATGACGCGCTGCTGGCGGAGCCGTGGCCGTGGTACGACGGACCAGAGTGGAACCGGTGGCGGATCGCGGCGTATGTGGCGTGGGCGAGCTGCCCGACGGACGACCGATTCCCGAAGCGGTTGTCCGATTTGGCGCGCCTGGTGGGGTGGACGTCAGCGCGTCCTTTGCGCAGGTACCGGGCCAAGTACCCAGAGATCGAGCGGTTGGTGCGCGAGGCGGTGATGGAGCCGTTGCTGGAGAGCCGTGCGGAGCGGCTGAAGACGTTGGCGGACCTGGCCCAGAAGCCAGATTACAAGTTTTTCAAGCACGCGGAACTGGCGCTCAAGCTGGATGGAACGTACCAGCCGAGCCAGGACGTGAACGTGCGGCGGACGATCACGGCGGACGAGATGGCGCAGGCAGACGCGCAGGCGGAGGAGGAGCTGGAGGGGTGGAGTCCTGGATCCCTCGATAGTTCACCTCGGGATGACGAGCCACGAGGCGACGATGGCGAGTTCTAGGCGGGCGTGGAATACGCTGCGGACGGAGGGGGAGCGGGAGCAATGGCTGGAGGCGCTGCCGCAGTCGGAGCAGCGCGTGGAGTGGCTCAAGTGCAAGCGAAGCCCGCTGTACTTTATCTATGAGTACGTGTCGATCTATGACAAGGTGGCCAAGACGTGGATCCCGTTCAAGCTGTGGGACTGCCAGATGTGGGTGCTGGAGGACCTGCACACGTACTCGAAGAATCTGGCTCTGAAGGCACGCCAGGAGGGGTTCTCCTGGCTGGCGTTGGCGTATAACGGCCTGTACCGGATGTTGTTCCACGCGATCGCCAAGATCGGCGTGTTCAGCAAGCGCGACGACGAGGCCGTGTATATGCTGGGCAAGGAGCGGCTACAGGGGATGTACGAGCGACTGCCGCCATTCCTGCAGGCGCAGCGGGTGACCAAGGCGGATGGGCACACGTTCGGATTGAGCAATGGGAGCGTGGCGCGGGCGTTTCCGACGACGGGCGGCGATGCGTACGCGATGACGGACGTGATCCTCGACGAGTTTGACCTGGTGCCGGACCAGAACGCGCTGATGCGCGCGGTCAAGCCGACGATCGACGGCGGGGGCAATATGACGATCGTGAGCCGGGTCGACAAGGACCGGCCTCGGAGCGAGTTCAAGCGGATGTTCTGCGGCGCGAGCACGATGGCGACGATCGAGCGGGATCCGGAAAAGCCGGGGGAGCTGAGTATCCGGCGCGAGGAGCGTGAGGACGGGAACGGGTGGAACGCGTTTTTCGTGCCGTGGTACGCGCACCCAGACCGGGACGAGGCGTGGTACGCACGGGAGGAGGCGGAGACGCTGGACCGGACGGGGAGCCGGGACGATTTGTGGGAGCAGTACCCAGCGACGCCGGAACAGGCGCTGGCGGCCAGGACGCTGAGCAAGCGGATCTCACCGGAGTGGCTAGCAAAGTGCTATGAGAAGCGCGATCCGCTGGAAGACCTCGATAGTGCCCCGGCCATTCCTGGCCTGGAGGTGTACGCGCCGCCGGTGACAGGGCGGCGATACGTGGTGGGGTTGGACCCGGCTGAGGGGAACCCAACGAGCGACGATAGCGCGATCGAGGTAGTGGACCGGGACACGGGCGAGGAAGTGTGTGTGCTGGCGGGCAAGTACGAGCCCGCGTTGGCGGCGTTTTACGCGCACCGGTTGGCACAGTGGTACAACAATGCACCGGTGATGATCGAGCGGAACAACCACGGGCACGCGTGTATTCTGTGGTTCCGGGACAACTCGAGGCTAAAGCTGCTGGTGGGCGAGGACCGCAAGCCGGGGTGGCTGGACAACAGCCGGGGCAAGGCAATGCTGTACGCGGACGGGGCGGAGCTGATCCACGACCGGCGGGCGCTGATCCACAGCCAGGCGACGCACGACCAGATCGCGAGTATCGAGGGCTCGAGCCTGCGTGCGCCGGAAGGAGAGCACGACGACCGGGCGACGGCGTATATGCTGGCGCTGTTGGGGTGCAAGCGACCGGCGAAGCAAAAGAAGGCCAAGAGTTACCAGGGGTGAGCAATGGCGAGTGACCTAGAGATCGCGTTCAAGGTGCTGGAGACCAAGACCAAAGAGTACCAGACGCTGTGGAGCTATTATGACGGGGACCATCCGCTGGTGTACTCGTCCGCGCGGCTGCAGGGCTTGTTCCGGGACATTGACGCGAGGTTCTCGGAGAACTGGTGTGCGGTGATCGTGGATAGTGTGCTGGACCGGCTGGACTTGACGCGGTTTACGGTGGCCAACGACGACCAGGCGACGGCGGCGCTGAACGGGATCTGGGAACGGACCGAGATGAACCTGGACGCGGACGACGCTCACCTGGCGGCGCTGGTGTGCGGAGAGGCGTACGTGATCGGGTGGAAGGATGAGGACGGGCCGGTGGAGTGCTATTACAACGACCCGCGGCTGTGCCACATCCAGTACGACCCGGCGCATCCACGGCGCAAACTGTGGGCAGCCAAGTGGTGGATCGGCGAGGACGAGCGGTACCGGATGACGATGTATTACCCAGATCGGCTCGACTATTACGAGGCGGCAGAGAAGGGCAATCCGAATGCGGCAAGCCAGTTCCGGCCGGTGGAGGGGGAGGAGACGGCCAAGAACCCGCTGGGGAAGGTGCCAGTGTATCACCTGCGGCTGAACCGGCGCAAGATCAAGGGGGAACTGTCACAGAGCATCCGCGAGCTGCAGAACGCGGCGAACAAGCTGGTGAGCGACCTGATGGTGGCGGCAGAGTATGGCGCGTTCCGCCAGCGGGTGATTATCAGCGACGCGGACGTGGGTGACCTAAAGAACGCACCAAACGAGATCTGGGCGCTGCCGGCGGGCGACGGGGTCGGCCAGGATACGAGCGTGCACGAGTTCAGCGAGACGGCGCTGGGGAATTACCTGGAGGCGATCAACCACGTGGCGATCTCGATGGGCATTATCAGCCGGACGCCCAAGAACTTGTTCATCAGGCTGCCGACGCACGAGATCAGCGGGGAGGCGCTGCTGTCGATGGAGGCCCCGTTGAACAGCAAATGCGCGCGGTATATCCAGCGGTTTGTGCCGGCCTGGCGACAGGTGGCGGCGTTCTTGATGGAGCTGGAGGGGATGGACGTGGACCCGATGGCGATCACGCCGCTGTTCGCAAAGCCGGAGACGGTGCAGCCACGGACGCGGGCCGAGATCCGGCAGATCAATACGAACGCGGGGATCCCGCTGACGACGACGCTGCGCGACGAGGGACGGACGGACGCAGAGATCGAGCAGGTGTGGGCGGACAAGCGCAAGGAGACGGTGGACAATGCGAACCTGGCACAGGCTTACCTGGACCAGGCGCGCCGGGAGATGGATCAGGGGGCTGGAGAAGAACAGCGGGGATAATGGGAGTTATCCCGCCTAAAGCGAGTGGGACGCACGCAGTCCCGCCTAGAAGCGGGCGGGGAAAGCCGGGCAGGAGGCGCTATGAGATTGGTGAACATCTTTCGCAAAGTGAAACAGTACACAGCCACGATCGCCAGCGGGGCGGCTCTGTCGGATGAGTTCCGGTTTGATGGGTTTGCGCTGGCGGTGATCCATATGCCGTCGACCTGGACCGCCGCGTCGATCGGGTTCAAAGTAGCGTCCGCAAGCGGCGGGACGTTCCTGCCCCTCTATGACGAGGACGGGACTCTGGTACAGATCGACAGCCCGACGGCGGACAAGGCGTACGTGGCCCCGGCGGAGCTGGCGGCGGCTCAATACGTGAAACTGTGGAGCCAGGATGGAAGCGGGAACGATGCGAACCAGGCCGCTGCGCGGTCGATCCCGGTGGATGTGAAGACGTAGGAGAAGAGATGGCGCATAGTCATCGAGCCAGACAACTGCTGAATCCTCTGTTCAGCGGAATCAAATACCTGTTGAGGGATGAGTTCACCGACACCCGCGCCGCTGGCAGCGTGGACGGGACAGCAGCCACGCCGGGGCCGGGGACACGGACGGTGGTGGATACAGACGGGGACGCGCTGAGTGTTGGGAGCGGGGTAGCATCGTTTGCGAACCCGAACAACGCATATGGAGATCCTGGTGTGTGGTATGGTGTACTAGCACATACAGCCGGGAGGCTAGTGATAGCACAAATTGATCTGTCGGGCGGCGTGGGTAGTGCTGGCCCGTACCTGGGATGGGATGACAACCAGAACGGATCTCCTGATATGCACGTGCTGTACTCTGGGGCCAATCCGGGGATTCGGAACAATAGCGTGTGGATTGCTAAGACGTGGCTCACAACGACAACCACGTACACAGTGGCCATTGTTTTGAGAACAGCCGGGGCATACTATTTTGTTAAGGGCGGCGCATATAGCTCCTGGACGCTGATCTATGTTACGTGTACGGGGACAGGGAATGTATATCCTGTCATGACGACATACGCAAACGCCTATGATTCAGACTACATCCGCGTCCCCGACGTGACCTACCTCCCCACCCCTACCTGCTACGACACCTTCACCCGCTCAGACGGTGCGCTTGGCAGCAGCGAGACGACAGGGCCGGACTCGCAGGCGACACCACAGCGGACTTGGACCACCATCGGCGGGGACTTGGACATTGCCAGCAACGCCGTGCAGGGTGGAGATGCGCAGACAGAGCTTGTTCAGAATTCAGGCGTTGAGAGTTTCACCGGGACAGAGGATGATGGAACGAGCGACGACTTTGACAATTGGCTAGAAACGCCCAACACCGGGGGCATAATTGAGGCCGTGACGGGCGTGAAGCACGGTGGATCGTATGCCGTCAAATTGACCAAGGGTTCGGCAGGCAACACGTTTGTCCGTCAAACCGGCATAGCTGTCACTGCGGCCAAGCTCTATTGGGGGGCAGCCTGGGTCTATGGCGATGGTGGCACCGGAACCGCTCGTATGGCACTATTCGATTCGGACAATGTTCAAACTGTATTCACGGTTGATGGTGCCACGACTGCGGCCTGGCAGTTGCTCAGTGCCGTGGTGGCTGCACCCACGGGTTGTTCAGAATTGGTGCCCTACATCTATGCACGCGCCGGCACAGGCGATGTATGCTATGCTGATGACTTTTCTCTCGTCGAATGCCACGCCGAGTACATTGACGTTGGTGACGCAGATGTCCAGATCGTCGCCAACGTTACCACGCCCGCGAGTGGTACAGCTCCGTTTGGCCTCATTCTCCGACGCAACGGGGCTATACAGTGGCTTGTGCAGATCACACCCGGCACAGCAGGAACCGATCTCGAACTGATCGAGCTGGACGACGGTGCGCCGACAAGCCGCGCCAACGCTGACGTTGACTGGACCGCTGACACCCAGTACGAGATCCAGGTATCGTGTTCTGGTGATGACATCAACGTCTATGTGGACAACGCGCAGGAATTGACCTACGGAACCTGCACGGTTGGACAGGCAAATACCCAATTTGGCTACTTTGACAGCGCAGAGGGGAACGCCACGCTTGACGACATCCTGATCTTTGCCAAGGACAGTGGCTACGACGATCTGAGCAAATACTAGGAGGCGGGATGCGCCACTTTTGGTTCTTTACACAGGACGATTCTGGCAAGCCGCACTTTCCGAGCGGGGTTGTGCCTCGCAAGGCGAGTTATGTCCGACCGATCTACCGGCTAGGCACGACAGCCAGTCACGCGCACCTCTGGACAGGGGGCATCGGGCGACCTGATGCACGGCTGACGGGGGACGGTGAGCTGCACTTTCACGACGTGGTGCGGTATAGCGGCTCCTGGCACGTCCTGACCACCGGCGCAACGCAGCACGATCACGACATTCCCGAGACGCCGGACTGGTGGCTGATCTCTGCCCTATTGCGGGATGCCGACGTGGCTGCGTGTTCCGCCGATCCCGCTATGTTCAACTGTGGCGAGGTTGTGGACGGCGAGTTGAGCACTGACACGTGGGACGGGACCACACAGACGACCTGGACGACACGGATGGAGACTGGCTTGTACCTGGCACTGCCCGCCGAGGTCACAAACAACGAGCGGCTGGTGGTGTGGTTGCTCAACGTGCTCGGCTTGCGTGCGCTTGGGGACCGGGGCTACAGGTGTCCGGGGGCGGGTGAGGAACAGCAGGGATAATGAGGATTATCCCGCCTGAAAGCGAGCGGGACGCACGCAGTCACGCCTGAGAGGTGAGGGGTGCCAGATCCTGAAGTGGTCGTGGCAATGCGAGAGTTTAAGCGCGGGCTGTTGGCACGCGAGGATGCGCAAATGCGCGAGATGGCGAGCCAGTGGGTGCTGGTGGAGGAGCGCCTGGACGCGCAGATCGTGGCGTTGGCGGCCGAGTTTGCCCAGAGACGTGAAGAGGGCAAGGCGGTGACGCCGGCGGCGATGTACCGGCTGGAGCGGGCGCGCCGGCTGCAATCGCAGGTGCGGAGCGAGTTCACGCAGTACGCGGCGTGGTCGGCAGGGACGCTGGACCGGTACCAGGAGCAGAACGCAGTACTGGGGATCGAGCACGCCGTATCGGCGATCCAGTTGAGCTATCCCGGTGGTGTAGGAGCGTACTTTGACCGGCTACCGGTGGAGGCGATCCGGAACGTGGTGGGGATCGCGGGCGATGGGAAGCCGCTGGGGGACCTGCTCCGGCTGCGGATGGTGCGGGACAAGGACGGGACGGAGCTGGCCGGGGTGTGGGGGCGCTTGACGCAGTCTTTGGTGACGGGGACAGCATTGGGGCGGAACCCGCGCAAGGTGGCCAGGGCGATGCGCGATGACCTGGCGGGCGGGCTGAACAAGGCGTTGGTGATCGCCCGCACGGAAGGGATGCGCCCATACCGAGAGATGAGCCGGTCGCAGTATGAGAAGAGCGGGGTGGTAAAGGGGCACAAGAGGCTGTGCGGGCACGACGACAGTGTATGCGGGGCGTGCCTGGCGGACGAGGGGACGCTGTACAGCGTGCGAGAGGTGATCCCGGACCACCCACAGGGGCGGTGCAGAGGTGTTCCGGTGGTGGAGGGGATGCCCGAGGTGACGTGGACGGGCGGTGAGGAGTGGTTCCTGCAGCAGCCGGTGGATGTGCAGCGGAGTATTCTGGGGGCGGAGAAGCTGGCGGCGTGGCAGGATGGGCGATTCGAGTTCCGGGACCTGGTGCAGCGGACGGATGACCCGGTGTGGGGCGCGGGGTTGAATCCGCGATCGCTAGCGAGTCTGCTGCGCGGCGATCGGGACGACAGCGCGCCGGCGATCAATGTGTCGCCGGTGGGACCATCGGATCCCAGGCCGGTGCCTGGAGCGGAGCGGGATCTGCAGGTGGAGATCGACGAGGTACGGGCAATGGTCGACGAGATGGTGGCCAATGGCGATCCCACCGGCGGCGGGCTCAAGGGGTATCTGGACAGCCTGGAACAGGGGCTCAAGGAAGAACAGCAGATCAACGCTGCGCTGTGGAGCTACTTGGGGCTATCGCCAAACGAGGCGACGACCGACAACTGGCGAGAGGTGGCGGATCTGTTGGATGCTGAGGGGTATCGGCTGTACAAGCGATACACTCGAGATGGGATCAGTCTGCGCGTGGCCGACAAGCGCGGTGCGCAGGTGTCGGGCTATATGGTGGTGGGCAAGGAGCAGGTGTTGGTGCGCCGCGGCGCGTTCAGCGTTCGCCGGGCGAGACAGATGGAGGGGGAGCTGTGGGTCAATGCCAAGGATGACCTGGCAGCGGCAATGGGCGAGCTGCTGACCCGAGCGGGGTACAGCCAGGCGGATATTGCCCAGGCCGACTATGCACAGCGGATGCGGCTGCTCGGGGAGCTGGGCAGCAAGCAGGTGGCGAGGACTCCAAGCGGGCGCGTGTCCAAGATCGACCGGGTGCCGCAGGGCGCGCGGGCCAGTGTGGTGGATGTGGTGGACTTTGACCTGGCGGCGATCTGTGAGAACGCGGCTCTGGACCCGCTGACGATGCCGACGCTGGATGCGTACGGCAAGATGGAATTGGCCGAGATGATCCGGGCGACCAAGGTGGGGGAACCAGATGACGCCGGTGGGTTCGGCGAGTTGAATTTCTAGGGGATGTGATGGCTGAGAACAATGAGCGGGACAAGGTGATCCGAGAGGTGGTGCGGGTTTTGTACGCTGCCGGCGCGCATATGTGGAGCGTGCACGACAAGGGGGTGCTGCTGGCGGCGGTGAAACTCCAGTTACGGGAACAGGCCCGAGATGGGCGGAGTGATAAATAGTTCGGCGAGAGGCCGAGGGGAGGCGAGATGCCAAACGAGAACGGGAATGACAACGAAGGCGGACAGGATCAGAACACCCAGAACCCGGGCGAGACGCCACGGTGGGAGGATGTGCTGGCTGGTCTACCGGAGGAGCAACAGGCGCTTTACACGGATCACGTGGGCGGACTGCGGACCGCGCTGCAGAGCGAGCGCGACCAGCGCCAGGACCTGGCACGACAGATGCGAGAGGCAACGTCACAGCTCGAGGAGGGCAGCCAGGTTCGGACGCAGTTGGAGACGCTGGGCAGGCAGCTCGAGGAGGCGAACCGGCGGGCAGACTTTGTCGAGGAGGCGGTGCGACCGGAGATCGGGTGCACGAATCCGCGGCTGGCGTACCTGGCGGCGCAGGAGAGCGAGGCGATCGATCGACGTGGGCGCGTGAATTGGGAAGCGCTCCGGGGTCAGTACCCGGAGCTGTTTCGGACAAACCGGACCCCACCAGGGCACGCAGGGACGGGCGCTGGTGGACAGACGCCGGGGTCTCAGTCGAATATGGATGATTTCATCCGACGGGAGGCCGGGGTCAGAACATAGGAGGCAAGCTAGATGCCGTACAACAATGTAATTGGACGGTCGGATGTGGATGGGATCATTCCCACCGAGTACAGCTATGAGCTGCTGCAGCCGATCTCGGAGAGTTCGCACATTATGCGGCTGGGTCGCCGGCTGCGCGATATGACCGCGTACGAGAAGACGATGCCGGTGCTCAGCGCGCTGGCCACGGCGTACTTTGTGAACGGCGACACGGGGCAGGTGCAGACGAGCGAGGTGAACTGGGAGGACGTGACGATCACTGCCGAGGACCTGGCGGTGCTGATCCCGATCCCCCGGAATGTGTTGAACGATGCGCGGGTCCCGATCTGGGACCAGGTGCGCCCGGAGCTGGTGACGGCCTTGGGTGTGGCGATCGACAACGCACAGCTCTATGGGACGAACAAGCCAAGCACGTGGCCAACGTCCATCCAGTCGGCAGCGTCCAGCGCGAGCCACAGTGTGTCGGAGGCGGCGTTTATCGACCTGTACGAGGCAATCCTGGGCGACAATGGCGTGTTCTCGCTGGTGGAGCAGGACGGGTTCGGCGTGACGGGGAGTATCGCGCATTTGATGATGAAGGGCAAGCTGCGCAGCGTCAGGACGACCGACGGGATCCCGATCTTTAACCGTGATCCTGCGGTGGAAGGCGGGTATATTCTGGACGGCGCGCCGTGTCATTTTCCAACCAACGGGGCGGGCAGCTCGACGTACCGGTTGATTGCCGGTGACTGGTCGCAGCTCGTGTACTCTATGCGCCAGGATATGGAGTTTGCGGTGTACACCGAGGGCGTGATTCAGGACGCCGGCGGGAACATTGTGTACAACCTGATGCAGCAGAGGATGGCCGCGCTGATGGTGGTGATGCGCCTGGGCTTTGCACTGCCGAACCCGATCAACCGGGTGAACGAGACGGCTGCAACTCGCTATCCGTTCGCTTACTTGACCGCATAGATCTGCGGGCACGCTTTGCAGTGCCCGCACTATAGGTCTGATGTGAGAGACGGGGCGGGGTGACCCGCCCTGAGAGGAGACAAAGATGGGTCTTTATCCCAAGGAAATCACGGAATACCTGGCTTTGCAGGGTATTCCGCGAGGGCCAAATAGCACTATCTACCTGGTGGACCCGGCGAACGGTAGCGACAGCAACCCGGGCGACCGGTGGAGCAAGCCGCTGGCGAGCATCGCTGCAGCGTACGCGCTGTGCACGGCGAACCAGCACGACGTGGTGTTGTACCTGGCCGGATCGAGCGGGAACAATCTATCGGCGGCACTGACCTGGAGCAAGAGTTACACGCACCTGGTCGGGATGTGCGCGCCGACGATGGCCGCGCAGAGATCGCGCATTTTTCAGCTTTCGACGCTGACCGGGGCGAGCCCGCTGCTGACCGTTTCGGGCTCTGGGTGCATTTTCAAGAATTTCTACATCTTTCAGGGTGTGGATGATGCGACGAGCCTGATCAATGTGTCGGTGACGGGCGGGCGCAACTATTTCGAGAATGTGCACTTTGCCGGCGGCGGGCACGCGACGCAGGCGGTCGACGGTGGGGCCTCGCTCAAGCTCGATGGGGCTGAGGAAAACCTGTTTGTCGGTTGCACGATCGGCGTGGATACCGTGGCAGCCGCTACCGGGATGGTGGGGATCCTGTTCGACGGCGCAGCACTGCGCAACGTGTTCAGGAATTGCCACGTGTCGATGCTGGCCGGGCACGCGGGCGCGGC